ACAGCAAGGCCGTCCTCGATGGATTCGATTCGCGGGCACTCGTCGACCAGGTCACCGACAACAACCCGGGCGTACTTCCGCCCGTGTGGCTCATGCAGGTGCGGGGCATCATCGACCTCGGTCGACCTGTCATCACCGGCGTCGGCGGCCCGCAGTCGGCCGGCACCAGCGGCCTCGATATCAACTGGCCCTACTTTGACGGCAACCTCACCACGATCGTCGAGGCACAGGCCAACGAGAAGGACGAAGTCAACAGCGTCCGTATCGACATTAAGAAGGGCACCGCAAGCCTCGCGACTTACGCGGCCGGCTCGGACATCTCCTACCAGCTGCTGCAGCGTTCGATGCCGTCCTACCTTGACGCTCATAATCGCATCATGGCGGCGTCGTACTCGACGGTCACCGACCGGAAGTTCACCGATGACATGTGGCAGCTCGGCACTGGAACCGAAACCTACGACCTGAGCGCCGACACGACCGGTGCGACCTTCCGGGCGACGGTATTCGAAGCCTCTATGAAGTGCGAGGACGCGACCGGCGTCCCCGCGACCATCGTCTACGCATCGACCGCGCTCATGACGGCCATTGGCGGCTGGGAGTCGTTCTACCCGGCGCCGTACGGCGTCCAGAACGTGTCCGGTGTCGCGACCGCCAGCACGCTGCAGGTCAACGTGTCCGGGCTCCGCGTCGTCCGCGCCAAGTGGCTCGACGGCGCAGCCGCACGGCACGCCATCGTCACTAACGGCGAGGCTGCACGCTGGATCGAGGACGGGCCCCGGCTCGCCCAGGCAGAGAATGTCAGCCAGATCGGTCGTGACATCGCGATCTACGGCTACGGCGTCACTGCTGCCTACCTCCCCGCAGGCATCGTCCGGATCGTCGAGCCCTAAGCCATGGCGCTGCTATCTGGTACGCAACTGGCCACCGCATTGGATCTCACCTATGCGGCGGACCCGTTCGACCAGGTAGCAGCGGCAGCCGTCGCGGTGGTGTCCTCGGTCATCACCGCGACGGCACTGGCAGCCGAGCCCGCAGCACTCAAGGAAGCGACGCTCGGCATCGGGATCGACATATTTCAGGCACGGTTCGCAGCCGGCGGCGAGTCCGTCGGCCTCGACATGCAGGCCAGCCCGTACCGGCTTAACAGCATCCTGCTCAAGAGCCGGGCCGCCCTCATCGCGCCGTACATCCGCGTGGAGAGCATGGTCGGATGACCGCGCTCACCACCGAGGCCCGCCTAGGCATCACGTCAGCCGTCACCGGCCTCGGATACAAGGTCTACACGAGCACGCCGCCGGTGCCGATCCCGCCGAGCATCGTCATCATGGCCGACTCGCCGTGGGTCGTCCCTGAGCGGCTAGGCCGTCTGTCGTATAGGACGCAGTGGCGCCTGGTCGTCGTCGTTAACCCGCGCAAAAACAGCGCGGCGCAGCTCGATGCCGAGGACGCCATCGACACGATCCTCGGCGCCCTGCCCAAGTACGCAGTCGTCACCGACATCGGACCCCCGACACTCGTCGACATCGGCGCTCAGGGATCAGTCATCACCGTAGATATCCGCCTCACAGCCTCTATGAAGGAGTAGAAATGCCAGTCGTATCCATTGCGGGGTCCGAGTTCACCGTCCAAGTGGCCTCGACCGCATACAGCGCACAGGTGACCTCGGGCACCATCACACAGACAAGCACCATCACGCGCACGCGCACCCTCGGCGGCGGCAACGCGTTCACCCAGACCGATCTCATCAGCGCCCTAGCCGTAACGTTCCTGTTTGACGGCGACTCGGGCATGTACAACGCGCTCGAGAATGCCGCGACCGCCGGCACGTCGCTCGCCGTCACCATCGACGACGGCACCAACACGACCTGGGCCGGTGCCGCTATGTACGTCGAGAGTGTCGAGGTCGCATACGACGCGACCGGCGTCGCAACCGCAACGGCATCGCTCACCGGCGAGCTGGCGATCTCCTAGTGTGGGACGTACTCGATGTGTACCTCGACGGGGCAACTGACCCCGTCGAGGTGCCTGTCCTGACCGTGTACGTCGTCGACTACCGCGACCTGTGCGACAAGGCCAAGGTCACCGCATACCCGGCAGGCCTCGACCTGCTGTCAGCGTTCTGCGCGATCGTCGACCCCGAGCCCCTCGACCTCAAGGTCATCAAAAAGTGGGGACGGGAACACAAGGTCATCATTGAGCGGCGCGAGCATGTGGGCCCTACGAAGACGGCGACCCCCGCCGTTTAGTTGTCCAGGTCGCGCTACGGATTAACCGGCCCATATTCGAGGTCATTGCATACGAGCCGCGAATGCTGGCAACGATCGTGGAGGAGTTGAACGGTGGCTAAACAGGTCGAGCTACGCATCGACGGGCTCGGCGCACTCCTAAAAGACTTCCGGGCCCTACCCAAAGAGGCCACGAAAGAACTGCGCAAGGCGTCCGTCGACATCGCTAACCGGCACATGGTCCCGTCATGGAAGGCAGCCGCCCTCACGGCAGGCAACTGGGGACCAAAGCTGGCCGAGTCGATCAGGGCCCGATCCGATCGCCTGCCAGCGTTGAACGTCGGCAAGGACCGGCGTGCATACCGTGGCGGCGCCTCCACCAACATGGTCCGCTATCCGGCATTCATGGGCACCAAAGAGGAAACGCGCGAACCTTGGCCCGGGTTGAAGTGGGCGCCGTTCGGCAACGGGACCAGCTGGATGGCAAGGCGCAGGCCATATCAGGCACAAGCGATAAACGAGTGGGGACAGGCCGTCGACCTAATCGTCACTAAGTGGAATAGGAACACGCTGTGAGCCGCACACTGACCGTGTACCTAGCGGCTGACCTCAAGCGATTCAGCCCGCAGCTGCGCGACGCCGAGAACGACCTAGGCCGGTTCGGCAACGCGACCCGGAACCTTACGAACACCCTCTCGGGAATGCTCGGCCCTGCCCTGATCGGCGCCGGCGCCGCCGCGGGATATGCCGCCGTACAGTTCGGGGTCGACGGCGTCAAGGCATTCGTCGACGATGAGGCCGCAGCAGCGAAACTAGCGACCACACTGCAGAACCTCGGACTGGCGCAGGACACCAGCGCCGCCGAGGCCAGCGTCGACGTCATGCAGCGGCAATTTGGTGTCGCCGACGACCTGTTGAGACCGGCCCTAGGCAAACTAGTTTTAGTTACAGGGGACGTCACCGAGGCAAACAAATTGCTGGCCGTCGCCCTCGATGCCAGTGCGGGAACCGGGCGTAGCCTCGAGCAGGTCACCCAGGCGATCGCACGCGCAGCATCAGGCTCGGCGACCTCACTGCTGAAGATAGCGCCGGCACTCGATCAAAACATTCTTAAGAGTGGCAATCTCAACGCGATCACGGCAGAACTCTCGCGCACATTCGGCGGACAAGCACAAACCGCAGCCAACACCTACCAGGGGCAGTTGAATCGACTGTCGGTCGGGTTCGGCGAACTGCAGGAAAGTTTCGGCGCCGGTTTCCTCAACGCTCTTGGGAAGACTGAAAGCAAAACCGGCGACCTCATGACAGCGATGGAGGATTTGCAGCCCGCCCTTGAGGACATTGGGTCCGCAGCAGGCGACCTAGTCGTCGAGCTGGCCGGACTCGTTACGGCATCCGATAAGGCAGCAAAAGCGGGAAAGAACTTCCTTGAAGCGCCGAATTGGGACGACCTAGGCAGCCTCATCACTGAAGCCGCTAAGGCCAATCAATTTTTTAACAGCACAATCGTGCAAGGCATCCCCGTTATCGGCCCGGCAGTGAATCTGCTGCTGAACCTCAGCGGGGCCTATGACCAACTGGCCGGCTCATCCGAAGACGCATACACGGGGATTAGTCGAACAGCCATGGCACTCGGCAAGGGCGCCCCCGAGATAGACAAGAACACGGCAGCGACCTCGAGATGGAATGCGATTGCAGCCGCTAACGGCGCCGTCGTAAAGACCAACGGCGGAAACCTCGAGGAGTATTTCGCGGCCCTTGACAAGACATCGACCGCAACGGGGTCAACATCGAAGGCAACCGACACCCTGACGACAGCGTTCGACCTGCAGAAAAGCGTCGTCGACGACCTGCAGGTCACCCTTGACGCACAGGTCGCCGACCTCGAGCGCAACACGCAAGCCGCGAAGGACTACTCGAGCACGCTCGCGACGCAGCTGCTCGGCGGCATCGACCTGGGCGCTGCACAACAGACCGGCGCCGACCTCGGCATTTCATCGCTCGACGCGTTCGACCGCCAGATCGAACAGCACGAATGGTTCGGCAACGTCCTCACCTCGATCAGGGCCAACGGTGCAGACAAGCGACTCGTCGACCAGATCGCGGCCCTCGGCCCCGAGGCCGGCGGCAAACTTGGGCAGGAAATGCTCGACAAGGGCCTCGTCGAAGCGTTCAACAGCCGACTGGAGGAGGTCACCGAACTAGCCAACAAAACCGCGACGGCGATGGCCGGCGAGTTCCTGCCGGCTGGCACCGAGGCAGCGACCGGCATGGTCGACAAGACACTCGAGCAGATGAGCAAGGAAACGAAGCGACTGAAGGCGATCGGTAAGGGCATGGGCAACCTGATCGGGGCGACGATGACAGCGGAAATCGCCGAGGCCGTAGCCAAGGCTGTCGCCTCCGCAGAGGCCGCGAAGACGTCCGCAGCAGCCGAACGAGCCGCGCAGCAGGCCGCCCGTGCAGTCGTGACGTCCGAGCAGCAGATCGCCCAGACCGTTGCGCGACTCATCAACAACAGCAATGCACGCGCCGGCTACTCGATGGGCGTACCCGTACCGACCCCGGTCCTCGGATGAACCCCACCGTCCTGGTCAACGGCGTCGCCCTCGACCTCGAAAACGTCGAGTACCGGATCACGGTCTCGCACGGTCGCAACGACATCACGGCAGCACCCGCACCCTCCGACGCGTCAATGACGCTCTACGGTTTCCTGTCCATCCCGGTGGAAATCAGCGACGTCATCGAAGTCGAGGCGTACGGCGTCACCCGATTCACTGGCCGAGTCACTGACACGATCCTCACCCATAGTTTCAACCCGAACGGCCCGACCCTCGGACCCGGCGCGACCGCCTACATAGCGCGCCTCGACGTCACGTTGATCGGGAATCTCAGCCTGCTCGGTCTGAAGTTCGTCGGCGAGGCCGGCTACTCGAGGGAACTGCTCGACGACCGTGTCGAGAACATCCTCACCGACTCGGGCGTCACGTTCGCCAACAACAGCGACCCCCTCATGACGCAAGAGGCCCTAGCAGCAGTCGACGGCGGATATTCGGCCCTCGACCTGCTCACGGCCCTCGGCACCGAGACCGGTGGCACACTGTGCGATCTGCCGGATGGCGCCGTCCTGTGGGAGTCGTACAGCCGTCGCGGCTACGGATACAACCCGGCGCACTGGTACGACATCGACCCGACGGACACATGGCCCGACCTGCCCTACATCTGGGCGGACATTTACGACCGGGTCGATACCGCCCCGCTCACCGTCGAACTGCCGCACACGGCGGTCGCCTGGTCGCCGACGTGGCGCAACACGTCACAGACGATTCTTAACGACGTCACCGTGATTTACGGCAGCGCCGGCAATCAGAGCAAGACGGACTCGGATGCGGCCTCCATCATCACGCACGGGCGTCGAGCGTTCACCCTGACCACGAAACTGCACAAGGCAGCCGACGCGCAGGCAAGGGCCTCAGACATCATCCGCACCCAATCGGAGCCGCGCTACGCCGTGCAGTCGATCGAAGTACTCATGGAGACCGTCACCGACCCGCTACGCGCCGACCTGCTCGACGTCATCTCAGGCAGCAAAGTCGGCATCGACCTCATGCCGCAGCCCGCACCCATAGACGACTATGTGGGCATTTGTGAGGGATGGTCCGAGACCTACACACCCGGACTGCACCGGCTCGTCCTCAGCCTGTCCGATCCTCGATTCTCTTACCAGGTCGTGCGATGGAGTGAAGTGAGCGCCGTCCTGACGTGGGCCGGCGTCGACCCGACCGTGCAGTGGTACAACGTCGTCGCTGCAGCCGATCTAGTCGCCTAACTGAAAGGATCAGCACATGGGAACCCCGTACGCACTCAGTAGCGACCTAGTGTCGGCGTGGCCGGCGAAGTCGCTGGCCGTCGCCCAGTACGTCGACGGCTACAAACTCGACACCGGACCCGTCCAGAACGCACAGACCGGGACGACCTACACGTTTTTGCTCACAGACACAACAAAGACCGTCACGGCGAATAACAGCGCAGCATCGGCCTATACCGTCCCGCCTCAGTCCTCGGTCGTGTGGGAGGCCTACACGGTGCTGCGGATCCTCAACCTTGGCGCCGGTGTCGTCACCCTCACGGCAGGCGCAGGTGTCACCCTCACGGGGACCGTCACGGTCGCCCAGTACGCAAGCGCGACCCTGACCCGCACGGGGTCGAATGCCTGGACGATCAGCGGCAACGCGGCACCCTCGGGCATGGATCTCATTACCCCGACATCGGTCGCAGGGTCCGGTGTCACCCTTTCCGGTGGCGTAGTGAGTTTCACGACCGCTGCGGCGGTGAGCGTGAACGGTTGCTTTACAAGCGCGTATGAGAACTATGTGTACGTCTTAAACTGCACGGCTACCGGCGCCGGTGCCATGACGTTCAGGTATCGAGCATCGTCAAGCGATAACGCAAACGCGACGTATGACCGGCGTGCGATGTACGTCAATGTCTCAAGCGCCGCTAATGGTCTGTACCAAGCAACGCAGACTTCGGGCCTCGGCATAACGATGGCCGCTAGCGGGGCAAGTTTCTTCGGACAGATTTTCAACCCCCAACTTGCCCAGCGCACCCGTCAGACCATTGCATGGCATACGGGAGACTTCGGCGGTAATTCATCTGAAGTGTTCACGGCAACCACGCAATTTGACGGAATCAGTTTCATTGAAACAAGCCTCACCGGAACGCTTCGCATCTATGGACTGAGGAACTCATGAGCGAGTATGTAGAAACCTTCCCCGACGGTACGACGTTTGAGCGCCCGTGGACGCCCGAGGAACTGGCGCAGCAGCAGAAGGACCGCGACGACTACGCCGCAGCGCAGGCAGCAGCAGAGGCCGCAGCTGCGATCACAGCGAAGAACGCAGCCGACGCGATCGCACACGCCAAGTCCCTAGGCTTCACTGACGCGATGATCAGCGCCATGTACCCGGCCCTAGCGGCGCCATGAGCTGGAAACTGGCCGCAGCCGCCGACACACTGCGCAAACAGGTCAACACTCGGTACCCGAAGCGCGACCGCTCAAGTGACGGCACGATCGGCGACCAGGCACACAAGCGCCGCATCTCCGACCACAACCCGGACAAGTCCGGCTACGTCATGGCACTCGACCTTGACGAGGACGGCTGGCCGGCGCACACGTTCGCCGACCAGCTGCTCGAGTACATGCGGACGAGCGGCGACAAGCGCATAAAGAACATCGTGTACGAGGGGCGCGTCGCGTCCGGCACCTACTCGAACCAGATGTGGGTCTGGCGGAGCGCGCCGAGCCTCGGGCACGCGCATCACATCCACATCAGTTTCGCCGAGCCGGCCAAGCACGACGGGCGCCCCTTCCCGCTGCCGGTCCTCGACCTGCCCAAGGTCGGACTACGCAAGAGCGACAACAACCCGCCCACGTCCTCGAGTGCCCTGCAGGCGACCGTGACGCCTGCGAAAAAGATGCCGGCCAAGAGGGCAGCCAAGCCCAAGCCATGACCGAGATGTTCACCACCGTCATCGGCCTGCTCGTCGCAGTCATCGGCCTAGTAGCCCTCGTCATACGTGGCCAGACGAAGGCTCAGCGCCCGAACGGTGGTAAATCACAGTACGACCTGCTCGTACGGATCGAGAGCCGCCTAGACCGGCTCGAGCGCAACCAGGACGAACACCTCAGGCACCACATGGAAGGACAGTGATGCTCGACAAGCTCAGCCCCGAGGCCCGTCATCTCATGCTCCTACTCATCGGCGCCCTCATCGCCTGGGCAAGCACCGAATTGCCCACGCATCTCGAACCGCTGCCGGCCAGCCTGCTCGGCGCCTTTACGACCGTCGCCCTGGCATGGCTCACCCCGCTCACAAAGCAATACGGGATCGGCGCCCCAGAAGCACCTGACAAGGTTGACAAGGTTGCGTAGTTTGATAAGGTAGTCCTAGGTCGGTCACAAGGACCGGCCTAGTTAGGGGAAACGCAATGTTCTTCATCTTCTACAAGCGGCTCACCAAGCGAGGCCACGTCCGCATGGACGTCCTCTCCTACCCGGACAAGTCCGCGATGGGTTTCGAGACCTACGGCGAGGCCGACGAGGCCGGCGCCGAGTTCCTGAAGTCCGGCATCGACGGATGCATCTGGGTCGAGGTCCGCAGAATCTACTAACCGGAAGGGCCCCCAATCGGGGGCCCTTTCCTTATTGAGAGGAAGAAATGACCGACAACAACACCTACAGCACACGGCAGGCCGCCGAGGTCCTCGACCTCAGCCAGTCCACCGTGCAGCGCATGGCCGACGAGGGCCAGCTGCCGTCCTACCGGACCCCCGGAGGATTCAGGCGCCTCGACGCCGGCGCAGTCCAGGAGTACCGGCGAACGCGGGTCTCAAGCACTGTCACAGTCCTCGAGCCGGTCGGTGGTGATGCCGCATGATCGCCGAGGCCGCACTAGCTGCGGTCGTTCACTTGGCGCCGACCTGCACCAACCCGGTCGTCAACGTCCTGCACTCGGCAGGGTTCCGAGGTCGCGCACTGCGCTACGCCTACGGGATTGTCATGCGCGAAAGCAAGGGCCACGCCCGAGCAATCAGCCCGACGTCCGACTACGGCCTGTTCCAGTGGAATCGCGCAGCATGGTCGAGGGCGACATGGTGGGACCCGATCCGCCTGCTCGACCCGGCCTATAACGCTGCTATCGCGTACAAGATCAGCCAAGGCGGTCGCACCTGGTACCCGTGGGACATCACAGGTCGCGGACATCATTCGGCCCGCTACTCCTCGAGGGCGACCTACCGCGTGTGGGTCCAATATGTGAAGGCGTACCCATGCTAGAACCAGCGACGTATTCGTGGCGCTGCACACTGTGCGCCGCTAACGGCCACGGTGGCGCGACAGCGTTCGCCATTCACTACAGGCACCAGCACCAAGAGCCTGAGCCGACATACACGGGCTACCTCATCGAGGCCCGCGACGAACATGGACTGAAGGGCGTGGCCGCCTACCAGTGGGCTCACACGGCCTACGCCGAGTACGTCAGGAATCAGCAATGAGGGCGCCCAAGCGACTGCCGAGCCCTCGGGAGTTTGCGCTGCTGACATGGGATGCACGCCTCGAGGTGATTGCCCAACTGCAATCCCTGAGGCTGGCTTACCTGAAGACGGAATCTGTGGAGTCGTCTACTACTAGACAAGATGCTGTCTAGGCATAGACAAGCGATTGTCTACGTGTAGATATCTACCACTAGACAGAACCTGCACAGCACTAGACAGGTTTCCCTCATGGGAACCTGCACAGCACTAGACAGAACCCGTATACCGCTAGACACAACCGTGTCTAGCACTAGATATCTACCACTAGACGACTACCTGTCTAGTGGTAGACAGGAAGGGGAAACCATGTACGAAATGAACCGCTCGAATGAGGAAGAAATTGATCTAACCGTCGCAGACCTGCTGGGCGTCATCAACATGTTGTCCGACAGCAATAACCGCCTAACGGGGATCATGAGGGAATACCAAGCAATGGCGGCAAGCTACGCCCACAAGTGCGCAGTACTACGAGACGAGCGCGACCGCGCCCGAGCCCTTGCAGTCACGCTCGAGCAGGAGTGTGCAGCGTGCTGGGGACCCGTGCATTCACAGACAATCGAAGCGGCCAAGCTCGCGATGGTGCTTTGGGGTGAGAACGATGGCGCGTGAGGATTACGTCGAGGTCTCCGAGCGCATCAGGCAATTCATCGAGTTATACCCGACCGGCTCACTCCAATCGGAATGGGACTACGTCATGCGCGACGGCGAACAGTGGCTCGTTGTGAAGGCCTACGCCTACAGGTCGCCTGAGGACGCACGACCTGGCATCGGTCACGCTTGGGAGCCGATCCCAGGACGCACGCCCTACACGAAGGGCTCGGAACTCATGAACGGTGAGACCAGCGCATGGGGCAGGGCCTGCTCGGCGATCGGGATCGCAGTCCACAAGGGCATCGCCTCGGCGAATGAAGTCCGCTCGG